CATTATACTGATATAGTTCTATAATACTTATTTATTATTCCCCATCATCAACTTCTGTTGAATCAATATCAGATTCAATTTCGTCCTCAACTTCTACCTCTGGACCATCAAAAATTGTTGATGCTACGTTAGGTCTAATGGCTTCAATATTTTCTGCACTTTTCGCAAACAAAATATCTTTGATCTTATCACTAATTTGTGATGATGACTCGTCTGGACTGACGAGCATATTCATAAGTTCGTCCATAAAAAAGAATTAATTCTACAAAAATTATTTAGATGATACCGCCTTCGGGACTAGGAGCTTCATCAGCTTCTGGATCTTTAGGTGAGGTTGGTGACTGAATTGCATCTGGAGTTCCACCTGGTGCTCCCATTCCAGGATCCATAGGAGCTCCGGTCATTGGATCCGCCATTGCATTTGGATCAGGGATTACACCATTTTCAATTTCTTTTTCAATGAGAGTGTCCTGTTCAATAATCTCCTCATCAGTTTGACGCAGAATCTGACGACGAACATAATCCTGTGAGTAATACTTACCGACATAAGGTTCTGCAAGTTGTGCAAGATTCAACCTTTCTGTAGTAAGTTCTGCATTCTTAAGTTCTGCAAAATGATTATCATACATGAAGTCATATTGAATATGATCTGCCATATACTCCCAATCTTCTGGAGTTACAACATTCTTGAGAAGAAGTTGAGTTCTCAACATATCATTAAACATAGAAGAGAATCTCTTTCTCATTCTTCCAACAAACTTAGAGAACTTAATCTCATCTCTTAAGATTTCAGAAGAACGACCAAGAGAGAAACCACCTTCTCCCTCAATGCGAGTTTCAGGAACATTCAGTGATCTATATAACTTTCTTTGGAAGTAATTGATGTCTGTAATTTCTCCAAGATTCTGACCACCAGGAAGAGTGGTAATTTCAGTTCCTCTGCCACCTTCTCTTCTAGGAAGCCAGAAGTCTTCCATCATAGACATATACTTTTTATCATCACGAATCTCACCAGTATTTGCGTCATAGACTAACTTATTTCTGTAACGCATCATTACATCACGAAGATATTGTTCTGCCTTAATCTTTGGAAGATTACCAACATCAATGTAGAAAATTCTACGCTCTGGTGCTCTGGAAAGACGATAGATAACCAGTGAATCCTCAATCATCATCAACTGATTGAGTGGTTTGATTGCTTTATGTAACCAGGATAATGTAAGACCTTTGTTCCTATCCACCAAACCAGATGTGCAATAGGTGACAGAATCACGGGTCATTTTGATACCCTTTTGGGGATTTCCTCCGTAACCTGAACCTCTTGTACCAGTTGAGCTATCTGGTGTGTAGATAAAATATTCTTCAATCTCAGGATAATTGTATGCAAGATTATCTGAATTACTGAACTGAGTTCTTGCTGACTGAAGACTGTCCTGACCTTCTTTCTTCAGTTTTCTTACATATCTAATCTTTGATGCATCAATATATCTTAGCTCTTGAATACCTTCTTGAGGATTCTTAAGGTCAATAACTTTGTTGTAATAAAGTCTTCCATCAATATACCAATTTCTAAAGATTTCATGTGACTTCTTGTCGAAGTCTAAAAGTTCAAGAATATAACTAAACTCTTCTCTTACAATATTTTTAATCTTATCACTAGCCTTTAGATTTGAAAGTTCAATCTTAACAGGACTATCATTCGTGTCCGATACGATTGCTTCATTTACAATATCTTCAATGGCACTATCACACTCTGGATACAGAGCCATTTGTCGATATCTTCTAATTAGGTCGGTCTCATTTTTATAGAGACCTTCAATATCTAAATTATAACTACCAAAAAAACCACTACTGGCGAAGTTCTCACTTCCATCCTGATTGGAGGGTGGGATTGGAGAAACTACACCAGCAGGGGTCTTTTCGCTATCTTCAATTGAAAAACCAAATAATCTGGCCATTATGATTAACTAGACTGTCTTGTCTAGTTATTTATCATTCGATCAGAACTTCACCAGCGTTAGAAGCACTAGACTCAAGTGAGTTACCAATAGTGAAGTATTGAACTTCAAAGGTTACGTCAAAAGTCTCATATGTGTCTGAACTATCATAACTCAGTGCAATCTCACTGATGTTAGTTGGGAAGATGTCAAAGAACTTATAAGTTCTAAGAACTGCTGACTCACCACCTTCATTCGTGGTTGCAAATCTTTCAGCCCCTCTACCTAACTGTTGAACATATGCATCAGTCATGTATGAAGTTGGGTTGGTAACACCAGTTGCATCATCAAGCTTACTGATGACGTTTGCCCATCTTTCAAATGCAGTTCTGAGTTGGAAATCCTCATCATTGATGATGGTAACAGTCCAAGGATTGAAAGTTCTGTCTCCAGCAATCTTCAAGTTTCTACCTCTGAAAGGTACATTGTAAGATGCAACAACAGATGCAGGAAGTGCAGCTGCCTTACAAAGGAACTTGAAAGTTCCACTTTCAGCCTGGTCTCCACCTCCCCATGCATCAGCAACAGCTGATGGGAATGCAGGCATCGTGACTTCAAATAAATTTGGGCGGGCCCCTCCACCCGCAAGTCTCGATTTAAATTGTGAAAGGGATTTTGTTTGTGCCATTGGTTAGTCCTCCTTAGTTATTTAATAAAATCAAACAGATCCTACAACTTCTTGGAAGTCAACACCGGTTCTAGTAGCAACAAATGTCAGTGTGACATAGTTGATAGACTTGGATGGTTTCAGGAAGATGTCAGCTCTGAACTCATTGTTGTCAATAACATCAGGTGTATTGTTTGTCTCGTCACAAACAACTAAGAAGTCAATAATACCTCTCTTGGCTTGAACATCTCTGAGATAAGGTTCAACAATGTTCACAAAATTGGCTCTTGTGTTTGCATCGTTGAGTTCAAAGAGTTGTGCATTTGCAGCTCCCTCAAGTGCTTGTTCGACAGTCAGGAACAATCTTCTAACGTTGATTCTATCAAAGGCAGAGGAGAATCCAAGACCAGTCTTATCACCGAAGAGAACAATACCAGCACCTCTTTGGGTAATGATGGAGTTAATTCTTGATCCATAAAGAACATCTCTCTGAGCCTTAGTTGGATTATATGCCAACTTGACTGCATTGTTCAGAACACCTCTTTGTAAACCAGCAGGTGAGAACCAAGGGAATGCTTCGATAGAAGTTCTTACACACAGACCAGCGACATCACCATTGGTTGGGATGTATCTGAATACATTGTTAAATCTATCAAAGGTGTACTTATATCCCGAGTCAAATATTGCGTAAGACGAAGAGCTGATTGGACTGAACGTCTCAAGAATATTGTTAGTTTGTTTTGTTGAGTTTGTTTCATCAACGACATCGCTTCTTAATGGAGAAATTGTTGCAATACAATCCTTTCTATCCTCAGCAATACTAATCAAATAATTAGCCTTAGCCTGTAATTCTGATCTACTATTTGCTGGACCCATGATAAGATAATCCACTTCTTCTTCATCTTTATTTGCGAAGTGTTCATAGCCGGTTATAACATTTCCAAGTGTTGCTGCAAATGTATCTCCAGATGTTCCATAATCTTTACCACCAGTAAGTGGATAAGTTACCTTACCAAGAGAGGAGAAGTTTGTATCTTGAGCCTCTTGACCCCAAAGACCTTGAGGGGTGGTATATGGTGTGTATGATGCAGAAAACCCGGATGCTATCGGTTCTGTACTCCAGATAGAATTACTTGCTGATGATGGATTTGCTCCTGCAAAAACATACTTCGAATTTTGTGCAATGAAGTCCTTATAATAAATTCTAGTTGGATTGTCACCATCAGCTGTTGCATCTTTTGCTTTTGAGAGGAATGTAAAGGTCTCAAGAATATTTCCTTGAATGCCAGTTACATTACCGGTATCATCTACAACTGCAACGTGAATTGCGTCATTCGAACCACTTCTCTTACTTACAAAATTATTTGTTACTGGTCTACCAGCGATTGATTTCCAGAATACGGTGCCGTTAT